CCGCAAACTTGCGCTCGGTCCCGGCATCGTTGAAGTCGCTCTTCACGGTCGCGCGGACGGTCTTTTCGGTATCGGACATGGTGGCCTCCTTGATTGTCAGGCGGGTTCGTCGAAGGAGACGCGGAAATCCTGCGTCTGCTCGAAGCTGTTGGCGGGACCGCCGACATCGGGGCCGGTGCCGGCACTCAGGATCGACACGCGCAGCGCGCCGCCGATGTTGCCGGTGAGGCCGCCGCAAAGTCGTTTGACGATTCGGATGAGCGCGATCTGATCGGCATAGCTCGATGCACGGACGGCGACCGAAACGCGGTCGGTGACCCGCCACACGCTGCCGCGTTTCAGCCATTGCCGGTCGATCGAACTGACGGTGCGCAGAAGCAGCGCGGGAAGCACGATGTTGTCGGGAAGCGAGCCCGCCTTGATCCGCTCGATCGGCACGCGCTCGACCAGCGCCGGGTGATCGCGCAGAATCGCGCCAACGATCTCGACGCCGGTCATTCGCTATCCCCCCGCATCGGCTTCGCCGGTAATATGGCCTGCGCGCAGCCGGCTGTTGATGTGCGCCTGCGCGGCGGCGACTGCCTCCACGCCTTTCACGTCCAGCGAGACGCGCATGAATGGATGAGCGGTCGCACCCTTGTGGAAGACCGTTGCGCCGACGAACTTGCCGCCGATGACGAGCGAGCCTTTCTCTTTGCCGACGGTGTTGATCCGCTTCACCGACATGCCGCGGCGCTGGGTATCGTCAACACTGATGAAATGCGGGGCGGTCCCGTATTCCAACCAGGTGCCGACCGAGCGCGCCCAACCTGGCTTAACGTAGACCTTCACGGTGACCTGACCGGTGCCGCGCTTCGCCTTCATCGTCAGCGCCTCGTCGACGTCCTGCGAAATGGATCGCTCCTTCGCCTCAGCCAGGATCACCGCGCCGCCAGCGCGCGCCGCGCCCATCAGGAGCCGGCTTTCGATCTGCGCGGGAAGTTGCGACATGAAGCGCTTGACCGCACTGCCGCCGCGAGAGGTCGCCATCAGGCCGCGTTACCGGCGACGCTGTAGTCCTCGACCATGAACTCGATGCCCGATCGCTGTCGGATGACAGCCGGACCAGCAGTGATTTGCATGATCCGGCTTCCCATAACGAACCGCATGCTGGCGGTGATATCGTCCCGCGCCCTGATGCGAACGCGGGCGGGGCGAGTGGCGACATTGATGCCCCCGGCAAGCTTCTCGCCTCGGCTGGGCAGCATATCGACGACGCCTGCCCAGACCTCATCGACCAGTTCCCAGGTACCGGAGCCAGCGCCGGTAAGCGATGTGTCGGCGACCGGTCGCTCGATGCGAATGAAGTCCGGAATCTCCCCGGCGGTCAGCTGCGTCATACGCTCATGATCCGAAGCGGATTGATCAGCCATTGGACGGCGAAGGGGAGCTCGGTGACATTGACCGCGCCGGCCTCACGGTTCGCGTACCACTGGCCGATGAGCAGCAACGACGCCTGCGAGACTATCTCGGTGTCCCGATCATCGAGGACAGGCACGTCCGCAGCGAAATCCCTGTCTGTGGCATTCTCGATTGCCCGGCGCGCTGCCGAGATCAGGATGTTGAGGTAATTGTCCTCACGATCCGACGTGCCAAGGCGCAGATGCGTCTTCACATGCTCCAGCGTGATGGGCTCTACAGCCATGCGCGCACCTCGTAGACTGAGAGTTCCGGGATCGACCAAGGGGTCAAGCCGATCCCGAACTGGGAAATTCAAGCGGTGCGGATGACCTGCGCGAGTTCGAAAAGGTCGGCCGTCAACTCGCTGCCGTCATCCTTCGTCGCGACGATGCTCATTGCCTTGGGGTCGGCGTACAAGGCGATGATCTCGGGAGCCGCGCGACCTGGCGCGCCATCGGCGCCGCGCTCGCCACGGTCACCGCGATCGCCGCGCTTGCCGCGCCCAGCCGAGAGCATCCAGCCATCACCCGGGATCTCACCAGGCTCATTGCACTTGGCGCGCCACTCCGAGCCGTTGAAGCTGACCGTGTCCATTGCGCGATACTGCGCGTCTGGGTCGAACAAACCGCGGGCTTCACCGTGGTAGGCGTCCTTGCCATCGACGCCATCGCGCCCATCCACGCCGGGCACACCTTGCGGGCCTTGCTCGCCATCACGTCCCGGTGCGCCATCGGCGCCGTTTGACCCATCGGCCCCATCACGACCCGCTGCGCCGGCGAGCCCGTCGGCCCCGTTCGCACCATCACGGCCCGGCACACCTTCCTGGCCGTCCTTGCCATCGACGCCGTCGCGACCCGGCTCGCCGGCAATACCTGGCGCACCATCCGCCCCGTCCTTACCGTCAACGCCCGGCGCGCCATCCGCACCGCGCTCACCAGCCGCGCCGTCTTGCCCAGCCGCGCCGTCCGTGCCGTTTAGACCGTCGATGCCGTCGTGACCGGGGGCACCGTCCTTGCCGTCGACGCCATCACGACCAGCCGCACCATCCTTCAATGAGGCGAGGCGGTCCTTCAGATCGCGCATCACATTGGCGAAGTCGCGATCGCGGATGACATCCGCCTGACGGCTCTCAGCCATGAACGCGCGGTGTTCGGCTGCCCGGAGCGCCTCTGCTCGATCCGCTTCGACGCGAACATCGGCAAGCATCTTGCGCACGGCGTCTCGCGCGCCATCGACGAAAGCACGGACCTCGATATCATCCATATATCTGGCTCGCTTCCTTCTGGCGCAGGGCTTCGTATCGCCGCGCTTGATCCTCGGGAGCCTCGACAGGCAGAGCCACGGGTTCAGGCGGGGAGGGCGGTACGGACGGTTCCTTCGCCGCGCGTGCCGCAACGCTCAGCGGAATATCCTGCTGCTGCACCCATGGCTCGTTGCCGCCATCGACCGGCCCCATTTCGAAATCGGCACGCGCTGTGTTCCGATCAAAGATTCCGCCCTTCGTACCGGCAGCCCAGCCTTCGACGCGTTCCTTGAACGACGAGCGCTGCAAGGCGCTGGTATCGAACTCGAGATACTCGTCGGGCTGTCCACCGAGCTTAAAGAACAGGCCAATCGCTTCTTCGATGTGATTCAGGACGAAGCCGAGACCGCTCGCGAGCCAGAACTGCATCAGCGTTTCGGTCGACGCGACCGCCTTGGCCTCCTCGCCAACGATAGCCGGCGGAACGCGGTAGACGCTCGCGATCGCCTTGTCCGACAGCTTCAGCATGTCGATCAGCTGGGAGTCGGTTGCCTTCGCGCCGATCGGCGTCGCCTTCAGGCCAGCGGTCAGAATCGGCGTACTGCCTTGGTTCAGACCTCTGGATTGTTCGTTCCAGGCATCGCGGAGCATATCGACCTGGTCCTTCTTAAGGATCTGATCGGTCGTCAGCACGAATGAAGGCCGGGACTGGTTGAGGAAGAAGTTGATCTGCTGCGTCAGCGCGGCATTGCCCGCTGCTATCTGCAGCCCGGCCGCGGCGAGCGGCGTTTCACCGACAAGCGTATGGCGCGGGGTATGAAGGCGAAGATGCAACACGTCGCGTGCAGGCACAGTGAAGCCCGCGCCGATCTGGCGGTCGATTACCTCATTGCCCGACAGATGATAGAATACCGAGCCGTCGTAGGCGACCTGCGCAAAGCTGGTGCGCGGATCCATGAGATGAAGTTCGGTAATCTCGTAGCGGTCGTTGCGAAGCGCGAGGGCGTATGCGTTGCCCTCCAGTAGCAGCCCACGGACCGCATTGAGCAGGAAGTCAGAAATGGTCTGGTAGGCGTTCGGTTTCTTGATCAGCCGGACAAGGGCGGAATTTGGAACTCGGACACGGCCTTCACCCTTGGCACGGCGCCAGTGATTGCCGGGGCACATCGCGATCGTCTGCGCATAGGCTGAGACGCACGCCTCGACCATTGCGGACCCGCGGGGGCTTTGGACGTCATAGCCCATCTGCCAGAAATTGAGGTTGCGACCAGCCTCGGGCGATAGCCATCCGCCGGTGATAGGTAGGTCGTAGGGGCCTTCCCGATATTCACCCTCGACGCTCTTCGCGCTGCGCGGGGCATCATAGCGCTGCTGCGCTACGGCCGCGCGCGTGGACAGCTTATAGCCGCCCAGGCTCGAAACGGTCTGAGTGACGGGAAGGCCCACTACTTAGCTCGCCTTCGACTGGCGGGTCTTGTAGCCGCCGGGCTCGCCGCGGTGAATTTTGTTCAGTTCCTCCTGGGTCGGCGTCGGCTGCATGGCCTCGACCTCCTCCATCGCCGCGACAGCGTTCGCGCGCACATCGTCTGCGCGCTGAGCCTCGTCGACCTTCGCGCCTGCGGTCGACTTATCGGCCGCTGGCTTGCTCGTTACGTCATTCATGGGTCGCTCTCCTTGCAAGCGAGGTTATCCGGCCACCCGACAGGGTGGCCGGGGGGTCGTCACCAGGTGACGCCGGTCACCACCGCGACCATGCCGGCGCGACGCATCGCCCAGTTCATGTCGAGGATCATCCGGAGGGCGATGCTGTCGGTCTGGAACATCGATCGGACCGGCGCGGCGACTACGTTGGGCGTCCCCGCCGCAGAGATCGCGAGCGGCGTCGTATCCTCCATGTGCAGCGTCGCCTGATCGCTGACATCGAAGCGCGGCTCGTCACCCGTGGCGGTAAAGAAATCGGCCGCGTCGACGAGCGCAACCGTACCCAGCGGGACTGTTGCCGATGCTGCGACGGGATAGCCCAGCAACGTACCGGCGCGCAGGTCGGCTGCGAACGGGAAATCGCCGCCAGCGTTCTGGGTCAGCGAGATCGACAGCACCTGAACAGGGTTGAGGATCCAGACCGGCTGGCGGATGTTGCCGTTCGAAGAGGCGATGAGTGCCGCGACGAGCGCCTTCAGATCGGCGACGAGCGCTGCGAAACCACCGCCGGCGGTTGCAGTTGCCGCCGTCACGCCATTGCGCAGGCCCGCCGGACGGATGACGGTGGCAGCGCCGGCGTCCATCAGGATCGTATCGATCGCAACGCCGGTATCCTCCTGGATGGCCTGACGCAGGACCTGTTCGATGTCCGGTGTCGACTTCTCCGCAATTTCGCGCGTGAAGGTGGTGATGACAGCCATCTTCTTCGGCGTCAGTGCAGTGGCGCTGAAGGCTGCTTGGCGGACCGGGATAGGCGCACCCTGACCAACGAACGACCCGGCGACGGACGCGCCGGACGAACGCGCCGGCAACGAGACCACGCCGTTGCGACCGAACGAGAACTTGCCGCCGATATCGCGAAGGATCGGATAGATCGACTTGCCGACCAGCTGCTCGATCAGGTCGAGAGTTGCCGTCTGGACGAGTTCGGCAGCCCAACCGACCGCGGTCGTGGTCGCGGGGACCGTTGCCGCTTTGGTCGTCACGTCGAGCATCGCCTTGATGCTATCGTCTTCGCCGTAGCGACCGAGAAGCACGTCATGAAGCGAGCGGCGCTCGATGTGACCGAGCAACTGGACGACCGCGGAGCGAACGATCACATCGCTGGCTGCGCTCTTTTTCACGGGCATGGCGAAGGGGCGACGGGCATCACCCGAGCGCTCAACGACGATGGCGGTGCGATCTACGGCCGGAGCGACGGTCTTGGTTGCGAGCGCGTTCTCGGCACGCTGCAGCGACGCGAGCTTGCTCTCGGCTTCGCCGAGCGACTTGGTGATCTCGTCGCTGACCGTCTCGTCGAAGTTCTCATCGTTGAGGTGGGCGGTCAGTGCGTCCTTCTGCTGGACGACGGCATTCTGCGCATCG